TTTATAGGGTTCAGTTCAATACAGAACAAAAAAACGAGTTTCTTATTAAAGACAACATCAACTACGGAACGTGGGATTACCATAACATCACCAAGACATTTGACATGGAGACATTAAAGGACTGGGGTTTATCCATACCTGAATGGTATAATGTAGAAAAAAAGATAGATACAAACCAATTTTTACTTGATACTCCAACAGAAAAGCGTGATGATTATGAAACAGAGAACGAGAACGATACAACTATAACCTTTACCTTCAACGAGGACATATACAACCAAGTAGTAGAAAAGTTAAGTCGTATTTCATCAACCCCCGAACAAGCAATATATAATTTATTAAACTTATGAAAACAATAGTAATATCGCAATTTGAGATTGAAGGTTTCCACCATTACCCCGACGCACCAGAGTTGGTTAGTTTCTTACAACATAATCATAGACATACTTTTACCATTAAATGCGGGTATAAGGTAGAGGACTTGAATAGGGAACAAGAAATATTCTTATGTCGTGAGGGTGTAAGAGAATACCTTAACGAGTGTTATGGTTATCCGTGTCATTTCGGCAGTATGTCTTGTGAAATGATTGCCAAAGAAATATTAGAGTTTGGATTTGACGACAATATGATATGGTGTGAAGTGTGGGAAGAAAATACGGGGGGAGCAAGAATTGAACTATGATAAGTCCAAACCAACATAACCTGAAAGTCCATTTCGCAGGGTCAGAGTCCTTACCCTTCTTTTATATTACCAAAGAAGCAGATATTAACTATTCGTTATTCTCTGCGTTCCCCTTCGTAATAGGAAAGATGAAAAACAACACGAATAAAACCATTAGTGATGTTCCGCAGATTATATATAACAACTCCGAACATACCATAATGGACTCTGGATTATTTACGTTAATGTTTGGTTCTCATGCGGGGTTAAAAGATAAAGCCTATTTGGAAAAATGGATGAACCTATTAGTTGAGTTTGTTATTTCAACAGGATATAAAGGTTCAGTTGTAGAGGTGGATTGCCAGAAAATATTAGGTGTTGATGAAGCGTGGGACTTACGACAAAAGATGAAACAACTATTACCCGATAATAAGATGATTAACGTATTTCATTTGGAAGACGGACAGAAGGGGTTAGATAAAATGATTGAATACTCTGACTACATCGCATTAAGTATCCCCGAGTTAAGAATATTCAACAAGAAAGAATATACATACCAACTTACATCTTACATTAAAAACAAAAAACCTGAAATAGATATGCACTTGTTAGGTTGTACCGAAGTAGATATGCTACGTCAGTGTTCGTTCGCATCGTCCTCCGACTCTACAAGTTGGATGTCCGTAACCAGGTTCGGCAATTTTTCCGCAGATGATAGAACCATCAACATTAACGAGTTAGATAAAGAAATGATTATAGAAACATATAAACCAAAAGTATATAATATGATACAAAAGAGGGGGATGAACCTGTCTGAAAAAGGACTGATAAATTATTCTCTGTTAATATTTCAAGCCGAGGTATTAAAAAACAAATATTCATTATACGCTGGACCGCAAGATTAAAACAAATAAATTATGATACAGATAGAAAAGAAATACCACTTTTACGCCGCTCATAGAAACCCCGAGGCAGGAGAAAAGTGCGGACGCATTCACGGACATACTTACAAGGTTAAGTGTGTTTTTACCTTTACAGAAATCAACGAAGGTATAACCATGTTATTCAGCGATATAGATAAAATCGTTGAACCAATTATTAAATCAAACGACCATTACTTTTTAGTATATGAAAAAGATACTATTGTTCCAATATTAGAGTTTGAGAACGAAAAGTTTATTAAAGTTCCATTTAAGACATCAGCAGAGAATATGTGTATTTGGTTATTAACAGAAATTAAAAACGCTGGATTACCTATTACAAAAATAAAGATTAGTGAAACAGAAACATCAAGTGTAATATATGAACCATAATACTTTACCAATAGCAGAAACCTTTTATTCAATTCAGGGTGAAGGTATTACAACTGGTTACCCCTCCGTATTCGTTCGTCTTGCTGGCTGTAATTTAATGTGTGGGGGACAAGGGACTCAATTTGACGGAGAACTACATGACGGGGCAACCTGGCGTTGTGATACAATTGAAGTCTGGATGAAAGGAAAAATGAAAGAGTTTGTTGATGCGTTGGATTATGATAGTATCCAAGCACTTAAGAACGGAGCAAACTTAATCATGACAGGGGGAGAACCTTTAATGAACCAACAAAAGATATGTGAGTTTATTAAGTTCGTAAGGGAAACATTAAACCCCGAGTGTTATGTTGAAATAGAAACCAACGGAACTATTACACCAATACAGGAACTACAAGAATTAGTTAATCAGTTCAATTGTTCCCCGAAACTTATGAACTCGGGAAATGAAAAGTCCATTAAATACAAACCAGAAGTACTGAAAGTCTTTAATGAATTAAACACTCAATTCAAGTTCGTTTTATCATCGTGGGATGACTATAAAGAGTTAGAAGATGACTTTAACTTTTTAGACCATAAAAAGATATGGTTAATGCCTGCGGGTGAGAACCAAGAATTATTAAACCAAACAAAAGAGGTAGTTGCTGAAATAGCAAAACAAAAATACCATAAGTTTACCAATAGATTACATATAGAAATATGGAACAAAAAAACAGGAGTATAACTTGGACCGAGATAAAAGACCGAGTTAGTAAATTAGACAGAACAAAAAAATATTACGGAGTTCCAAGAGGGGGTCAGTATATCGCAGCATTATTAAACCCTGTAGATACACCCGAAGAGGCAGACATCATTATAGATGATTTAATTGACTCTGGAACGACCAAATTAAAGTGGGAGAGTAATTACCCCGATAAACCCTTTATCGCTCTTTACAACAAACAAGAAGGGGACGAAGGCTGGTTAGAGTTTCCCTGGGAATTAAAGGGGGATATTGAAATTGAAGAAAATGTTTTACGTATATTAGAATACTTTGATAATGCTAATAGAGAAGGGTTAAAAGAAACACCAAAAAGATACATCAAGTTTCTCAAAGAGTTTTTATCACCACCCGAGTTTAACTTTACAACATTTGACGCAGAAGGAACAGACGAAATGATAGTCCAAAAACAAATACCTTTTTATTCATTATGCGAGCATCACCTTGCCCCCTTCTTTGGAGTAGCTCACGTGGCTTACATACCAAATGGAAAGATTGTTGGTTTATCAAAACTGGCACGATGCGTTGATTTATATTCAAGGGGGTTCCAAAACCAAGAACGTATCACCACTCAAATAGCGGATAGGTTAATGAAAGAATTAGACGCAAGGGGTGTAGCAGTTGTATTAGAGGCTCAACACCTTTGTATGAGTATGAGGGGGGTTAAAAAACCTGGTGTTCCAACCATAACAAGCAAGATGGTCGGGTTATTCAAGGACGACCTTAATTGTCGTAACGAATTTCTTAATTTCATAGCAAAATGACGATAAGTGAAGAACAAGAAAAGTTTTTACAAGTGTTAGATGCTTCATTAGGGGTAGTTGGACTCGCACTACAAAAGACAGGTATTGACATGGATACGTATGAGGACTGGTTAAATAACATATTTTTTAGTAGGAGAGTTCAACAAATAAACGAAACAAGTGTTGATTACGTAGAAAACCAGTTAATCAGGTTAATACAAGATGGAAACATAAGTGCTATAACTTTTTACCTGAAAACAAAAGGAAAAGAAAGGGGGTATTAAATGAGTTGTTTAGAATGTAAAAAACCAAAAGAAATATCATTACCGATGAAAAACTATACGGACGAAGAATTAGAACAAGCCCACTTACAAGGGAATAAATCAAGTTATACACAAGACGAAATCGCATGGTTTTACAACCTGTATAACAGGGTATTCAACACTCACAAATCCCCTGGCTGCGGGAAATGCTTTGTTAATATCCGCAAACACTTAACAAACAAGTACCAAAATGGAAGATAAGAAACAACGAGGACGCCCCGCTGGTTCATTTAAGCCAAAAATGAATGAAGCGGAAACACGTAGGTTCATCAACGATAGTATGAGTAGAATATTTGATACACATATGTCGTGGAACGAATATATACAATTCTGTTATGAGCATGGTTTATCCAAATCACAAGGAAACGAATACTGGATAAGGGTATGGAGTATGGTTAAAGAAAAGTATGAATTAGAAAAAGACAAACTTATTACAAAACATATACAGAAATACTGGCACATATACGACACCGCTGTTAAAAACGGGGACATCAACACCGCAAGACAAACATTAAACGACCTGGCAAAATTATTAGGGTTAAATGAACCTGATAAAGTTGAAGTATCACATAACCAAATTATAGAGTTCAAGTTTGGAGAAGCAGACGATAAATAAGATACAAGTTAAAGGTTTTACTCCACACCCCGACCAGTTACACAAGATAGAACTTATAGAAGACCCGAAAGTTAAATATATAGTTCTTACAACTGGTAGGCAGTGGGGGAAAACCATGCTGGCACAGAACTTACTATTAAAGTGGGCGTTGGAAAATAACGACTCCACTTTATTATGGGTTAGTCCTGTTTATAGTCAGTGTAGAAAAGTATTTACAGATGTTGTTAATGCTATTGAAGGAACCCCTATATTAAGAGATGCTAATAAGTCCAATCTTAATATCAACTTAATCAACGGGTCAAAACTATTATTCAGGTCGGGGGAAAGACAAGATAGTTTAAGAGGTTATACAATAGATTACTTAATAGTTGATGAAGCAGCATATCTCCGTGATGATGTTTGGAACCTTGTACTGAAACAGACAACCCTTGTTAGAGGAAAGAAAGTATTATTCATTTCAACACCAAAAGGAAAGAACTATTTTTATCGTCTTGCTGTTAGGGGGTTAAGTGAAGAGGAAGCACAATATATAACCCTTGTTGGTTCATCTTACGACACCCCTTATATTTCCAAAGACGAATTAGAGGAAGCACAACGAACTTTACCAGAAGACATTTACAGACAAGAAATATTAGGACACTTTGTAGATAGTGGGGGTGAGGTATTCACCAACATAGACAACTATTGTATCATCAACTCTTTTACCCCCGTTCAACCAAACACAAGATACTATGCTGGAATTGACTTTGGAAGACAAAACGATTATTCAGTATTAACTATTATTGACGATAATGGACGAGTGGTATATATGTACCGAGATAGACATAAGCCGTGGGATGAAATAATAAAAAATATGGCCGATAAGTTAAAGATATATAAGGCTCACACACAAGTTGAAATAAATAGTATAGGTGATGTATTATTTGAGAACCTGAAAAAGTTGTATCCAAATGTTTATCCGTTCCAAACAACAAGTAGTTCCAAACAGAATATTATAGAAGATTTAATTTACGCCACAAATGAACTTAATGTTTCATTACCAACCGAACAATTATTTCAACCCCTTTACCAAGAATTAAAATTATTCACTTACGAATATTCTGTTAAAACAAGAAACATTAAATACTCCGCACCACAGGGTTCTCATGACGATACAATCATGTCGTTAGCAATCGCATATAACTCGTTAAAGGAACGAAAAACAAAAGGGGTATACAACATATACACTGCGGGTGGGAAACTCGTATAAATGAGACATAAATAACTTTTATATTATAGAGTAGATGGAACAACATATCATCAAATACGACAATAAAGAATACGTAGTAGCGGAACCAACTATAATGGTATGGAACGCATTAAATAACTCACAAGTATTAGACAACGAGGAAGATTTTAGACTCCACTTAATATCAGTAGCAACTGGATTAGATATGGATGAAATTAAACAAGTTGAATGGTGGAGTGTATATGAAATTAGTGATTACTTAATGGATTATTATATGGTTCAATCACCACAATTTTACCCCTCCTTTACCTTCAACGATATTAACTATAAGTTCGTTGATTTGGAACATCTTACCTTCGGGGAGTTTATAGACATAGATACTTTTTTATCACAACCAGCATCGTATAGAATGGGAAATATGAACTACTTAATGGCATTATTATACAGAGAAACTGACGAGAACGGAGTAGTAGAAAAATACGATGGTAGTAAAGTTGAAAACAGGTCAAAAACTTTTAGATACTTACCATCAAAATATTTACAGGGAGCCCTTTTTTTTTTAGAGATTTTAGAAAACACATTACAAGAACATATCACCTCCTCTTTGGTGAAGAAATTATGGTTGACGATGAAGAGGAAGTATCAAAGAATAAAGTTAAATCTTTTGAGGAGCGTTGGGGCTGGTATTCAACTATCGTATATCTGGCACAAGAAGATATTAACAAGATTGAGGAAATAGTAGATAAACCCCTTACCTATGTACTTAACTATTTAACCTATATGAAAGACCTTAACGCCGAAAGAAATAAAAAGATTAAAAAATTAACAAGATGAACTTTAAGACAATCGTAAATGACTTTAATAATTTACAAAGAAAACACAAACAACTTAATTCGTTTGGTGTTGGTGATATTAAACAACTTATTTATTTAACACAAGATAGGGACAAAGAAGAGAATACAGACAACAACGCTCCAATTTACCCCCTTATGTATGTTGTACCAGGTTCTGTTAATCAGGACGAACAATTCACCACATATAGTTTCAATATTCTTATATGCGATATTATGAATACCAAAAACTACGATATACAAAACGACTTATGGAGTGATACGTTAGAAATAGCACAAGATATTCTGGCACAATACAAGTACAGCGTAACCGCAGAACAAGGAAACTATTACACAGACAAATATGATATAACATTACCAACTACGTTAATACCTTTTATGGAGGCTTACGATGACTTATTAGTTGGTTGGAACTTACCAATAAACATTATAGTTCAGACACCTCTGAATAGATGTATAGCACCATATAACGACTTTGTATAATGACTGACGAAGAATTAAAAACATTTCACGCAGAGATGAAACG